TCTAGTCGTCTACGTCTATGGTTTTCTATGAATCTTAGTAACATATAAGTCATAATACACCCTCCTCTGTTACAAGTTGGATGCGTTCCTTCCCCTATATTGGGTACTTCCGTCTATATGATGAACGTGATACTATTTAGGGTTTGATTACCTTATAATGTCAATATCTTCGTTCATATTCCATGTTTCTAAGTCATGGCGAAGTCTATTATCTTTCTTGAGGCTTTCATATCTCTTAGAGGCTTTGTTCTTCCACCATTCTACTACACCATCAAAAGAATATCGGTCATAGTTATCCTTCTTAACCAATGTATCTGTCTTCATATTCAAATAGTCTTGTACATTGTCATAGCCATAATCACTCATATAGGCACGTTTCTTTTCGGTCAAGTCCTTTGCACCAATATAAGTATCTACGAATTTGTCATAAGCAGGTTTATCCACATCTCTGAGAGAGGCTTTTATAATAGATATCATCTTTGTTTGTGTCTTTAGTTTCCTTGATGAGGCTTGTGGGTCTATAAGTGGTTGATGTTTGTTCTTATCCTTGAACCAGTTATTGAGTTTGTGAAAGTTGTCATCATTAATCAATGGGGCGAAGTCTGATACTGTATTACCCTTATATCTAAGAAAAGGTTTCATGCCATCATATTGACTAGAGGATTTGGTTGAACCATACAGGCTTGTTGTTTCAAACATACAGAAAGGGCCGCCATACTTCTTATCAAGTGCATCTTTTGTCAAATGACTACAACAAATAGAGGCTAAGAGTTTACCACCCAGATAATTGAAGCCAAAGGGTTGTGTTGGTACAATAATAAAGCCCATGATACTAGAGTCGTTAAATCGTTTCATTACGTCTTTACTTAATGTGTCTAATGGTCTTCCTAGAAAGGTGTTTCTTGGTTTACTGTTAATAGTAGGACTACCCAAGCGAATGAACCCAGCGATTTGATTGGTATTCTTCTCATACACTATCCATTTGATTGATTTGCCTGGCACAGATACTTCTACTGCGTGAGAGGTTACAATCTCTAGGTAATTCACGAATGTTGCTGTTGGTACTTCTCTACACTCAAATTCCATGTCCGAAGGGTGCATATCAGACGGATTAAACATATCATCTTGTGGCCCCATGCCAGGTAATGATGTTGGATAATTACTCATACGTTCTAGTTTTACCTTACGAAGGTAATCATCAATACGACCAAAACTGGCGAAATACTCTGTAAATATGTTGGCGGCGTATAATGCATCTGTTCTGTCTAATATCATGTAAAGAAGTCCTCTAGTGTTCCTTGTGTGCCATAACTGTCGTCTATCTTCCACAAGATTTTGGTTGTAATAAATTTAAGTGGGTCTACAAAACTCTTAGTGAATTGTACATCATAGTCTATTATAGACGTGAAGTCAAGTTCTTTTGGTAATTTAGTCATAAAGGATATGGCTGTTGATGTGTAGATGTTTGGCTCTTTCAGATGAAGAAACTTAATCTTATCACCCTCTTGTATCAGTTCGTATTTGTGAGANAGATTGTGTTTATCTAACAGATAGTTGTATAATATCGCACCCTTACAATGAATAGGAGCACCCTTTGCGAATAGTCCGTTAGATGATGTAAACTTACCGATACCATTCACACTTCTTGGATAGGCTATCTCTTCTAATGGTAGTTGCATGAACTCCTCACGAAAATCTTGAATGAACGTGTTCAGTTGTTTCTCATCACCAGACATGATAATCTTGAGTGCATCTTTAATCTTCTGTCTGCATGGAGCAGGTGTTGATGACTTGACGGCTTCGATACCCATGATTTTGAGTTGTGGTTCTTTATATCGTACACCCTCTACGTCAAATGCATTGAGAATATAGCGTTTCTTGGCAGTCCAGATACCTTTATCTGCAATCACCTCTCGTTTCATACTCATTTTGTTTGAGTAGGCGTTGACGTACCCAGCAAGCTCCGAATAACTCTTATCAATAAAAGGTTCAATCTTATCTGTAGCGATTGTGTCCAAGAAGTTGATGATTTTTGTAGTATCTTGTTTGTCTCCAAACACTTTACTAACAAGTTTGTCAAATGTAATGTAAACCGAATCCGTATCCGAAGCAAGCACATAGTCATATTTGTCCGTACCCAACAGATTGTTAAGATATTTATTAAGAGCACGCTCAATCCAACGAATAGATAACTGCCCACCAGTAGTAATCGCTTCAGCAACCAGTAGGTCATAGTAACGAAACCAGACATTACCGATAGCACCATAAGCACTATTGAGTGAAATCTTTTTAGCCATTTGGATATTGTTGTATTTTGATATATCCTTGAGTAGTTTTGGGTCTTTAGTATTTTCATATTCTTGTTTTGCCTCCAACATCTTACGTTTGTATGTCACTCTGTCATTGTACATTGTTTCCATTATCTCTGGCAGAAACCCCTTTGTATCCGTCTTAAACAATGCGCCATTAGGTGTTAGCGTTACACCCTTGAGAATAGAGGTGTCTACTTTTCTATCAAGCAATTTATCCACCGTCATCTTCTTAACCTTCTCTTGCCCATAAAGGGTTTCTGGTGATATGTTGTACTGCATGATTAGATGTGGATACAATGAGTTCAAGTCAAAGGACATCACCCAATTGTGCATACCCACGATAGGGTCTTTTACATACGCACCCTCATACTTTTCAGCCTTTGTGTTTCTTTTCTTTTGTGGTATAACAATGTTCTTCTTACGAAGGTGATTGTATATAAGGATATCCCAATACTTCACCGAACCAAGTACATCTGTATAATTGACCTTTGCATCATAAGCCATAGTCAGACATAGTTCAATCAGTTTCATCTTGTCTTCTAGTTTATCCACCAGTTCCACGTCTGTTATATTATATTCTATAAATGATTGGAAGTCTTTCTGATACCACTCTCTGAATGTTTCAAATGGGTTGCCGTCCTTACGTTCACCTAACTCTACATATGCAATATGGTCTAGTCGATAACTCTCTTGATTGGTGTATGTAAACTTACGATACAAATCTAGGTAATCTAAAGCTGCAACACCTTGTATCTCATATATCTGATGGTCACGACCTCTACTGAATACCTTCTTACTGAATACATTACCCCAAGGCGATAGTCGTTTGACTTGTTTCTCACCACCATCTTTATCTTTACCAAATAAGTCTTTGTGTTTGATACGATTGCAGATATAAGGAATATCAAAGAACTCTGTATTCCAGCCTGTAATAATATCTGGATAATAATCTTGCCAGAACACTAGAAACTCTTGAATTAGTTCTTTTTCAGTTTTACATTCTACATAGGTAACGTCATCACGAGTGTTGTTGAATTTACCAACACCCCACACCATAATCTTTTTAGTTTGATGGTTTTTGAGTGTGATGGAAATAAGAGGTTCTATTGCTTTGTGTGGGTCTGGAAAACCATTCTCACATTCTGTTTCAATGTCAATAGTAACGATAAGAATATTGTCTGTATCCCACTTAACAAAGTTTGGAAACTGGTCAGCGATATAGCTGTAAGCAAACATTGTGTTACCACATATTTGTTCTGGTTGACTAGAATAAGTTTCAACCATCTCCTTAGCCTTTTTGATAGAATCAAATTGCATAGGTCTAACATAATCACCCTTTAAAGTTGTAAAAGGTGTTGGTTTGTCAGCAGGAGTATAGAGAGTAGGTTCATACTTAACTTTTGTATTAACTCTTTCACCATTCACAACTTCACGCACAAGTAAATTGTTACCCCATTGGGATATGTTCGTATAGAAATTCATAATAGTAATATACCATAATATAGAGGGATTGTCAATAGATTAATGACCAGGCCCTAAATTAGTATTATATTCTATAGAATTATATTCTTCATCATAGGGATTGTAATATACAACCACGAAAGCCTTACATGAAGGACAACTGAGATTAGTCATCAATTTGTGGTCTTCATCTTCTTCTAGGTCGGTATCTCCACCCCATATCAGTTGTGTGCTGCAATTCCAACAATCCATTATTCAACTCCCTTAATCATTTAATGTTATCCCTTGTCCTACCATGTGATTTGCTTCCACTTGGTCTTTTGTTGCATAGGATATATTAAAGGATACACTACGTCTTTCACCCTCACCATCTACACTACGAA